GGCTGTGCCTGAATTATGAATTTATCGTATTTCTTATGGGTGATAAGATATGTTTCCTGTATCTTTTGAACATAATCTGGTGACATATAATCGTCACAGTCGTGTCGAGTCTGGATGTTTATTTTATTATCTAATAAATAGGAATAGCACTGGCCGTTTCCATATACTGCTGTGAATGGGTAGTCAAGTTCAGACCTAAGTAAATCAACTATTTCAGGGTTAGTAATGACTATTAAATCAAAGTCCTTATTTGTTTGTGACTTTAACGCAGGAATGAGTACTTTTTTAGTAACTTTTAAGTACTGATCAAGTAGAGTAAGATCAGTAAAATTTATTCTAGTTAATATTGAGTGTTTCATTTTATTTTTTGTAATTTTGATGTTACTCTAGAGAGAGGAATCGGCCAAACTCTAGTGTTTTTAATCTTGATCGCTATTTCATTTCGTAAAGTAGACTTAAAACCAGTAGAAGGGTCCTGTGTGAGGCTTTTAGAATGAATTCTTCTATAAAATAAAGGGGAAAGTATATGTAAATCAAGAATCTTGTTGTTTAAGCATCTTTTCATGAAATCACTGTCTGCACCACACAACCAATCTTGAAAGCCGCCGATTTTGTCAAATAGCGCTTTGTTTATAAAGAAGACTCCGTGTGCAACTCCTTTATTCAATGAATTATGTATAATTGGGTTTGATCCATGAGTAAAATTAAAATACTTAAACCTAATTGGTTGATTTTTCGTGTATTTGTACAATATAGTCGCTATCATCCCTTCTTTCATTATATCGTCAGCATCAAAAAATAATAAGTTTTCATGACTTGTAAATTCAATTAAGCTGTTTCTCATAACATACGCTCCAATTGATTTATTAGAAAAGAAGACCTTCATATTTGGATAATCTTTTGCTATCTTATTTAATTCAGATAAGGTTTCTTCACAGTTGTCTATACCTACGAGTATCTCAATAGAGGCTAATGTCTTTTGGTTCTTGATAGAATCTAAACAGTCTTTAATATAATTATGTGCTTTGAATGCTGGAATTATTATTGAAACTGAAAAGCTATCATCCTTAAAGGATTGAACTGGTGTATGAGGTATAGTTGAGCGATTAGCTAAAGGTCTGGTTAGTAAACGAGCAACTGATCTTGCAGTATGAAGCCAAATCTGATTTATTTTAGTGTATAGCGGACTGTTGAATACACCATCATTAAAATGTAAGCATGAGACTTCTTTTAGAGAAGATCTAAATTTATTAAAGTATCTGTCTAAATACTTAGAGGCAGACACTATTTTATTGCTATATTTCATAGATGGTATACCTATTTTATTAAATTCAGCTACTAGAAAATTAGAAAGTCTTCTGTTTGGAGGAATTGAAGTATCCTCAAGAACAAGCATAGCAACAGTTGAAAGAAGTTCATTTTTGTTTAATTTTTCACCTAAGTAAAAAATAGAAGAGGTATCTTGATTAAAAAGGCTTGAAAAATTTATAAAGTTATCTTCTATGAAAAAAGAAATATCAGAAAAGAATATAGATTTTTGAGAGATATAAAGCACAGGCCCGTCTATTAAAAAAGTACCCATCTTTAAATGGCTTAGCATACTGCTAGTTAACATATGCTTAGACGAATGCATCATCTTACTTATTCGATCGTCCAAGTCAACGTTTACTATTTCGATTGTTGGATAGAGAAAAGAGATCTCAGCAAAAGTCTTTTCAGATATTGGAAAATATGAAGATGTTAAAAGATAGACAGTTCCATTAAACCAAGCGTTTTTTTCTATAAAGGAACGTAAACTAACTTTAGTTTGTAATATTGACTCTTCAGTTATCTCTACTGCAATGTTAATTATCATAGAATGTTAAGAAATCTTTTTCATAATCAACATCAATCTTATCTTCGATCTCCCAAAAAAGAGTCTCGCTATCATAGAGATTGTTATTTAATTTATTTATGTTCTTGGGCCTAACCAATACGATGAAGTGGGATAGCTCGAAACATTCATGATAGTCTTGTCGACGATATAGATCATGTTTAATTATCTGTTTGCCACGGTGACCAAAATCATACATTAATAGAAAAGGGCTGGCTTTAGCCGGCTTCTTACAGAGGAGCGAACTTATTGGCATTGCGGGTTCCATCATAACATAGAAGGCAACAGCGTCTATCAAGTCGACCCATCGTCTTTCAGGATAAGTAAGATATAATACTGCGACTAACTCGTCTTCAGAAACATCCATTAAACCCAAGGCATGTTCGACTACTGTCTTCATTGAAGTATTGTCTTGTGCTAGTTCAATAGGTCGACTTATACAGTTAAAACCAGCAATATCTGCCATCTCAAGTATCTTAGAGTCATCGCTAGTAACGTAAACATTTTCTCTAATCTCAGTTGGGATTGACTCAGCAGTATACTTAAAAAGCGCTCTATTCTTGTGTGGAAAACCCTTAGATCCTTCCCTAGCAGGTATGATTATTTTCATATTTCATTAAATTTTTCTAGAGAAATCTTTGGAATCTCTAACTTACTAATTTCACTTAAATTGTAGAGAGAAGTTCCTCTTTTAGCTAGTTCAGTCACCATTACTTGATATGCTGAATTTAAACGCCTTAAATAATTTGCTTTGATTAGTGGATGCGAACCGTCTTTATGATTGTAGAAATGACCTTCTGTAAAATCTACCCCAATTAACCCTATATGCTTGGCTCCCATCTTATATGCAAGCCCAACTGCAACGTATGGAGAATTTAAAAAATGATCGATTTTAGAAGTGCTATCAAGGCTACGAAGTTCCTTAGAACCCAAGTCAAAGTATACTAGTCTTGGGTGTCTCCATCCTTTTACACAAGTAAATAGGAATTTAGTTTTAGATTCTTGTATTAACTCTTTGCGTCTACCATAAAACCTCCCTGGGTGATCAGTTACAAGTAAATAGGTGGGATCAAACATTGCAGGTACATCATTTACTCCGATTGTTATGTATTGATCGTAAGAGTTTTTTAGTTTTTCAAGAGAGGTGCCACAACCACAGACGATAATTTTTTCGCCATCATGAATCTTCATGAACTCTTTAACACTTTTAACTAGTCCCACGTAAAACTTTTCTTTCTTATACAATATAATATAGAATAGTTTAGAAAAAAATCCAATAAAATGGATCATTATGCGACGTTGGGTTTGAAGCGCACAGCCTCACTTGACGAGATAAAGAAGGCATATCGCCAACTTGCAAAGAAATGGCACCCGGACAAGAACGGAGGAAGCTTAGAGGCTGAAGATAATTTCAAAAAAATATCTGATTCCTATACTATACTCTCTGACCCAATCAAGAAGAAGCAGCACGATGATCGATCGAGCCAGTCCTTTAAACATGGATTTGATGACTTCGTTAATGGCTTTTCAGGCACACAATTTAACGATTGGCAAAAAAGAAACGGTGATAGAAATAAAAAGCAACAAGGAAGAACTGCTGGAACTTATCGAACACCTGAATATTTGGACATAACTATAGAGTCATATGTAACTCTTCGTGACGCATTTATTGGAAAAAAGATCGAATTAGAATTTAGTCGTAAAAAAATACACTATAATAGTGCAACTGACTACTTTTTAGAGAATGAAGAGAAAACTATAGCTTTTGATTTTGACTTGACTAAGATGACGACTGCAATAAAAGAAGATGCAGGTAAATACACAACAACTGTTCGACTTTCTAAGCTAGGAAATGAAGACTTACAAAAAATAACTAATTTTTGGGGAGAAGTGGAGTCTATTCCTATGTGCGGTGATGCTTTAATAAAGATATGGTTGGTATTAGAGCCAAATATCTCAATTGAGGATAAGAATATCATACACCGAATAGAGGCACCTTTTGTTTCTGCCATAATTGATAACAAGAAGATAAAGGTAGAGGGAGTAAACGGTAAGAAGTATGAAGCTAGCCTAAATTACCCTAAAAACTTAAGTAAGATAGAATTCTCAGTCAAAAACGAAGGACTTGCTTTATCTAAAACAGAAAGGGGTAAGTATATAGTAAAAATAGATATAATTACGCCCTCGTTTGAAGAAATGACAGATGAGATAAAATCTGAAATAAAAAATCTATTGAAACCTGCAAAAGAATAAAACTAAGAAAAACTGACAATAACTTTAATAAATAATAAAAAATTTTTAGGTCTTGTCAAACTTGAATTCAAAGAACAATGATTGGCTACTTATAGTAGAAAACATTGGACAAAAATTGCAGGTACAGAGCGCTTCACCAGGTTCAACCATTCTTGAAGGAGTCTGTGCAATCTTTGGCCAGATGAATAATAACCGTAGAGTTTATGAAAAGGATGAATATCTTCCTCACTTAACCTACTTAAAAGAAAAGATCACTAAAAGGCAACTCGTTGGTGAACTTGATCATCCACAAAATTTTGAAGTTTCACTAAAGAGCGCTTCTCATATAATTGAGGCACTAGAGTATGACGGAGGAAGTCGTGTTAATATTAGACTTAGAATCCTAGAAAACACGCCAAATGGTCGAATAGCTAAGGCTTTAATCGATGGTGGTGTTCAACTGTCAGTTTCTTCTAGAGCAGCAGGTCAAGTAAACGAAGGTGGTAAAGTTCATTTACAAAGAATATTCACATATGACCTAGTTGGTGAACCTGGATTTACAGAAGCAGTGCTTAACTCTACTAAGTCTGGAGTAAACGAATCTTTTAAACATAACTTCTCAATGATGACTGAAAGTTATAATTCCTTGAAGAGTAGTTCAATAATAAGCGCAAATCATTTAGTAGATATCTCAGAAAGTTTAAACTTTGCGAATAATTACAAAGTATATAAGATAAATAATTTAGAAAATGGCTCAGGGGCATCGTTCCAGGAAGCGATTAAGACACAAAAAAATAATAACAACAATATGTCTAATTTTGTAACAAAAGAACAAATGAATCAATATTCAGAAGTTCTTAAATCACAATTTGGTGGACTTAAGCAGGAGTTGAAGAAACACAAGTCTATCCTTGAATCTACTAATTTAAACCAATCTGATTCTCAGTTAGTGGGATTTGTAAATTATTTGGCTGAACAATTAGAAGGTGTTGTAAACTACGCTGACTATATGTCAAATAAATTAAACGAGTCTATTCGTTATACTGAGCACGTTGCTGAGACTACAAACAATAGCATTGAGTATTCTAGCTACCTTGGAGAAAAACTTAATCAGTCGGTTAATTATCAAGATTACATCTCTGAGAAGTTAAATGAAAATATCAATTATTCTGAATACTTAAAAGAAAACTTAAATGGTTCTATTAAGACTTTAAATAGCTCTGTTAAATACCAAAACTATTTAGCTGAGGAATTAGATAAAGGATTACAGTACACTGAATATATTGCACAAGGAGCAAATCGAGGAATTGAATTTGCTGAATACCTTTCAGAAAACATCAATGCAAACCGAGCGTACTCTCAATATGTTGCTGAAAAACTTGATCAAAATATTGGTTACTCTGAATATATTGCTGAATCTCTAAACGGAGGAACAGTAGTTGGAGGAAGAAACATACTTGGTGGAGTTGCTGGACTAAACGAGTCTACTTCAATTGATAACTTAATTAATAAGGTTGATGCAGTTATTACTGAAGTTAACAGTTCTTCAGCTAAAGCAGTTCTTGAAAGCAAATATCCTTTCTTAAAGGTAATGGATGATAGTAACAAGAAGTCTTTTCATAAATTAGATACTGATAGCAAACAAGCAATTGTTGAAGCTCTTAACGGTTCGTTATGGTTTAACGAAAATGATGTATTAGGAATTATGGAAGCTGTTCTTAATCATAAAAACGAAAATGTTCCAAATTATGTTAGATTTATGCCAGCTGATTATAAGTCGTTATGGTCTAATATGAATGAGAGTGAAAAGAATAGAATTTATGCTAAAGCTCAGTTATATCAAGTAAACACTCCTTATCAAGCTAAAGCATTCTGGGACGAAATGGACCTAAGAGGCGTACAATACAGAATTGAAGAAAACAAACAAAATAATAAAATGCAACAACTCAACGAAAGCCAAAGTACAGAAGGTATGATGCCTGTTAATCAGGTAGTTGAGATGCAGAGAGGTTACTCTCAAACTTACCTAGAAAATCTACAGAGATCTTTAGATCTTCGAAAGTAAAAACTAAAAAAAACATTTTAACAAATGGCACGTACAAAAATTTTTAAACGTTCAAGTGATAATCGCTTGATAAACACCTGGAAGCCTATTTTAGAAGGATATGGTGCTGACGTTGCGAAGACTCCATGGTTAGCTGAGTACGCTCACAACCACGCGATCTTTGACAACGCGACTCCATTATTCGAACAAACTGCTCCTGGCGTGTTCTTACAAACTCCTGGATCTCTTGGTGGATTCATGGGAAATCCAGTAGCACCTACCGCAGGACAAACTCCTTTCGGTGGTGGTGTTAAGAACTCTTACTCTGACTCTGGTTCAGGAGACAAGTTCCCATCTTTATTGCCTGTAGCAATTCAGGTTGCTGCTAAAACTATTGGTTTCGACCTAGTTCCTGTAATCCCTATGGATTCTCCAGTTGGATTCCTTCCATATTTGGATTACTTATATGCAGGTGGTAGAACTGGTGCTGGTGATTTTGATCCTTACTTAGTTAAGATCGAAGGAGCTTATGCAAATGACTTCACAAATGCTGTTGCTGGTGATGCTATCACAATTAGTGGTGGTGGTGCTGGTGACTTTACATTGCATTTTGTAGGTTACTCTCGTGTAGACGGTCAGTTAATCGCGAAAGTAGTTTCAGATGCAGGTACTAACACTTTATCTGTTTCATTGGTAGGTAACACAGCTACAATCAACGGTGATGTTTCTGGTAATATAACTGGAGTTGCTCTAGTTTCTGCACTAGAAAACCATATTTCTGGTTTCACTTCAGTATCTGATGCTGATTATTCAGCTACTGCATTTACTGGTTCATACCTTCCTGCGACAGGAGACGTTCCTAATGGAATGACTCGTGAATCTGGTGAGAACTCTAAGTTCCGTCAAATGGGTCTAAGAATGTTCACTAAGTTTGTTGAAGCTAGAACTGATCAAGTTTCTATCTCTGCAACTGTTGAGCAGATTCAAGACTTAAATCGAGTATGGAACTACGACGTTGTTTCTATGTTAGAAAACGTTGCAGTAAACGACTTAGCTCAATCTATTAATAAGCAATTGGTTGACCGAGTATTCCAATTAGCAGCAGTTCACAACACTGAGATCGACTTAGTTGAAGGTGCTGGTGTTACAACTCTTGATCTTTCTACAGGTACAGGAGGTTTCGAAAACGTTTCTACATTACAACGTAGATTAGTTACTAAAGTTCTTGAACTTGCTAACTTAATCTATCACAGAGGACGTTTTGGAGCTGGAACATTCATGGTAACTAACGGACGCCTTGCTTCTGCATTGGCAGACGTTGCTGGTTATTCAATCGCGCAAGTTCCAACTGATATGACTGGTGTTGCTGGAAATCTTTACCCTGCTGGTAAAGTTTACGGTGTACAAGTTTATGTTGACCCTAACTTATCTTGGGGAGATACACGACTTGCAATCGGTCGTAAAGGTGCTGACGAAGAGCCTGGAGTTAAATTTATGCCGTACATCATGGCTGAATCTCTTCAGACTATCGCAGAAGGTACATTCTCTCCAAAAATCGGTATGAAATCTCGTTACGCGATTACGGAAGCTGGATGGCATCCTGAAACACAGTATGTTAACATGGATATCCAAGGTGATATCGCAGTTCTTACTGGTGGTGTTGCACCTGCAAACTTTAGCTAGTATTAAACTAACTATAAAGAAAAAAGGAACCTTCGGGTTCCTTTTTCTTGTTTATAAGGGACTGTATTAAACTTAACTTAACTAAATTATGATAGAAGACATAAAAATAATTCACCTAAAGAGTAACGCACAACAGCTTGAGACCTGGATTGCTATGTTAAATGGCGAAATCATAGGTCATATCTATATGGAAAGAGAAGAGAACAATAAAATAAAATTTCTAGACGCTTGGGTGCACGAAGAACATCGACTAAAAGGTGTATTTAGAAGACTATGGGATACTCGCTGGGAATACGTTAAGAGTAAATATGAAGGATTTGTAGTGTATGCATGGTGTAAACCAGCATCTTTGACTCTTCTTTTAGAAAAAGGTTTTATCGCAGGCGAAACATGTACCTACGTTGAAAAATTAATTAATTAATCTTATTATTGTAGGGTCAGTAAATACTTTAACTTATTAACTGTAGCTAACATCTCGTCACGAATGTTTAGTAAGTCAGTATCTTTATTACTATCTAATTGATTATTAAAAGAGTATAAGAACTCACAAATTACAGTCAAGAATTCATCTTGATCCATCTCTCCAATGTTTACTAAGTTAATAGTATCATCCTTTTCTATGATTATTCTTCCATGCTTACCCATATATACTTCAACGAATGTGTCAATTAAGTCATCTAATTCGTCATATGCTTCACCAAATGCTTGATGTTTAGCGTAAGATTGAGTCTGCCAGTGTAATACTTTTAACTGGTTTAAGATTCCCAATAAGGCAGATGAAAAATTTGCCACAGTTATACAGCTTTGTTCTTTTCAATAATTGACCAAAGTGTACCAGTAAGGGTAATAACACCTCCAATTACCTCACCTAGAGTAGATTCATCGATTATTCCTTTCATTACTAGTATACCACCTATAAATGTTAAACTGTGTCTAATTATTCCTATGATTTGTTGCTTATTCATCTTTTAATTGTTTTATTTATTTATCTCTTTATTTGTTATTTATTATCTACTAAAGCCAATCGATTTTTCTCCAGTCTTCTTTACTCTAGGCTTTATCTTCATTCCTTGCATTAGGGAAAGGGCATCTTCGAAATTCTTATCTAGTAAAAATACTGAGATAATAAGTTCTTTTATGTGAGAAAGAGACATATCTTCTGTTTTATTGACCCAATCGAGTAGATCAATGTCATTTACTTTATCTCCTAGTTTTGCCCTTATATAGGCCTCCCTGATCTCAGGATTAGGCATATTTACTTGGTACCTACGGTCAAATCTAGATGGACGATTTGAAATGCGCTCTTCTAGTTTTTCAGGATAGTTAGTTGTTGCAATATAGACTACGTTCTCGATTTGCTTTACACCATCTAGAATGTTTAGTAATTGACTTGCTGCGTATTTACCTTCACCGGCAATTGCTTCTAAGTCTTCTAAGATTACAACAATTGGCCGCTTAGGTTCAATGCTTCTAAACTTAGGTATAAACTCAATAAAGCTGTCTATTGAGTCTTCGTCTTTAATGTTAATAACAATACCGTTTAGGTCTATTATTTGTTCAATACATAACTGAATTATTCCCGATTTGCCGCAGCCTGGTTCACCATATAATAATATACCTCGCTTATGAACAAATCTATACTTTAAATAAAGTTTTCGATTATCCCAAAATTTTTGAATATCAGAAAGTATTTCCTGAATCTCAAGGGAAGGTAGCTTATAGAGTTCGTCAGTAGTAAACGGTAGATTCTTTAGAGTATTTTGGCCAATTTCACGATTATAGTATATTTCATAAAAACCTGAAGGCACTTCATTTATTATTGCATGTGCTGGACAATACTCTCTATTTGGTAAAGGTCGCCAGCATGAAACGGTCTGGTCGATGCTTTCTCTTTTTAATTCATCAGAATTTTCCATTTCCATAAGTTCTTTTAAAAGTTTACCTTTCATATTTTTTAATTCTTAGATCTTTTTCTTCTTCTTTCTACAGTAACCATATCGCTTTCAGTTAGTCTAGAATAAAACTCATGATATGGAGTTAAGTCATCAACTAGGGCAACTACTACCTTCTTTCCATTGTAATAAGGGTCCAGTTTCCAGGAGTGGTATATGTTTCTACCTAGTTCATCGTTTTTTATATAAGCAGTATCCCGTGATGGATTTGAAACGACTAGCTCATTGCTAACAAAGGATTTTTGTGAAAATACGCTTACGTTTATTAGTAAGAAAAAGATTAATGATTTCATATGATTACTTCTGAGTATTTTTTCCATTCTATTTTATTGTCATCTGCTCTAAAAGCAAGGATAATATTTGAACTATCGTCTTTAGCTATACCAATAAAGCCATAGCCTTCGCATATCTGCGGAATATAGTAGCCTGCATTTAAAGTATTAGCTATTTCCAATACGTCAAAGTCTGGTGCAAATCCATGTTTAGTAGACTCGCAATATTGTTTTGAAAATTCTGACATTTTTATGTTTTTAATAATGATTATACTTGATTAAGAGGTAAAAGTTTTACTTAACGCCTTTTTTAGCTCTAAAAGATCACTTTTATACATATCGATGGGTTCTATTTTTTTAATATCTGTGAGCTCAAGTTGCCTATTTTCTACTTGAGAAAGCAATTCTTGGAACTTCTCAAAAGTAAGAGTATGGATTGGCATATTTAACAGATATGAGTATGAGTCATCAACTTCATCAAAATCAGCAGTCTTAAGATATAGTAAAATTTGACTTTTAGGAACATTGTTTACCAGTAGCTCTTCATCTATTATTGCTTTAATGAAACGTGCACGGTTTGAAAGAAACAATAGTTCTGATTCAAGCCTATTGATAATATATCTTTTTCTCTTTAAATAGTAGGTAAGTCTAAAATCTACAAAATATTCTATTATCTCTTTAGCTGATGTAAAGATCTTAAGTTTGCCGTTTTCATCCAAGACAGTGAAGTTTTCAGTCTGTCTCTCCTCCATTTTAATGAGTCTTTCTAGCTTAGCTGAGTCTTTTATAGTCTTTAAATCCTCTCTTCTAAACTTTAGAGTATAGTCGATATTAGATTTACAGTTATTTTCGTATGCTGCAATATTACGCTTATCTTCTATGTTAATTAGGTGCTGGTCGAATTTTTCATAGGTAACAGATGGAGGAAGTTCTAAGATTCTAACGGTTGATGTGTTTTTTATCTCATATTTACCTCTAAACGTCCAAGAAAGGTGTGATTCTGGATTTTGGATACACTCTCCATTAAACTCTAAATACCATGGTGTAGGGTCCTGAAAAGTGCCACCATTAAGTTTTTTTAGGCAAGCATCAACAAGTGTTAATGGATTGCGGTTTAATATATTTGTAGCAAAACCTACTGCAATTCCACTACCTCCATTTAGTAGAACAGTAGGTATTATTGGAAGAAAGTAGTTAGGTTCTATCTCGTTGCCTTCTTCATATCTTGACTCAAGTAGTTCAAAATCTTTATATAGCAGTCTAAAGTTTTGGTGTAATTTTGTTGAAATATATCTAGGTGCACCTGCCTCAGGTGACCTTAATGAACCAAATTGACCTATTGAATCTAGTACAGGCATTGAGTTTTTAAACTTTTGTGCCATTGTCACTATCGCGCCGTTTAGGGAGCCATCACCATGATGATAATGGGCATCTGAGGCAACTTTTCCAGCTAATTGAAATATCTTCAATGGTTTTTCTGAGCCGTTCCTCCAGACCTTATTTGCAACGAAAATTATCTTACGTTGAGTAGGTTTAAATCCGTCTATTACAGAAGGTATAGCTCTTTCTTCAACTACGTACTTAGCATAGTCTCTATAGTCGCTATCTAAATAGTCAGTAACTGTCTTTACTTCTGGCCGCATTTAAAATAATTTTTTATAGGTTGTGTTATAAGATAATACTATACTCATTTATCTTTTTTAAAGTATTTAATTGAATCCACTAAAAGTGCAGCACTTAAGACTGTTAATACAAGCCAGAGAGCTAATATGACTGTTGCTGCGATAACTTTAATAACTATCATATTCCTTGTAATTTTTAAAAGGTGTTTTTACTTTTCTTACTAGTACTCTTGGGTTATAAAAAAGTTCTAATTAATAGGTAAGAAGAGCCAATTATACTTAAGATAATTACTAACCAAATAAATATAAACTTTGGTGCACGCTGATGTTCGTTATAATACTTCATTTGTAGCTAATATTCGTTCTTTTCTAGGTTTAGAATCACCACCAAACCATGCTTCTAGTGACTCTTTATACAATTTATCGTTCTTAAGTTGAATTAAATAGGGATTTTTTATGATTTCTTCATATTCGTCGTCTTCTAAGGCAGCTAGTCCTTTTTTATACTCTATCTCCCAAGAATTAAGATTGTTTTTAGTACACCACTTATCAAATTCATGGTTTGTGTAAAAGTTTATCTTCTTATTTGCTTTTTTAGCAACTACTAATGGAGTCATTACTTTGTAGATGCGGCCTTGGTCAAATAGTTCTGGCCAATACCTATCAAAGAAGTTAATTAGTAGAGAAGCGATTGAATTTCCATCAGGATCAGCATCAGTGTAGATATAGACTCGACCATACCTTAAATTTCTAGGTTCTTCGCCTAATTTAAGTCCTAAGGAAGCCATTAGCTGAATAGCTTCATCGTTTTTTATTATTTCAGAGCTTTTCATCTCGCTTACGTTGATAAATTTACCTTTTAGTGGAAATGCGCCGACTGTTTGTGTGTCACGAAACTTACGAACTGCAGATAGCGCAGACAAGCCTTCATATATTCCTAAAACACATACACCACGATCACCTTTACGTTGTGCATCGATTAACTTGGGAATTTTAGTCTTATCTAGGTCCTTATTTAGCTTTCTAAGCTCTGCTCTCTCTTGAGCAAGTGCTTTTTTCTCGATCCAGTCCAATACAGATTCAATTATCTCTGACTTAAAGACTAGTTTTGCAATTTTATCAGTCACATCATGTCGCGTACCAAAATCTTTGATCTCAGTAATCAGCTTTTCCTTAGTTTGTGAGCTAAAAAATGAATTTACGACAGTTGAATCGATAAAAACGTATATATGATTTCTGATATCACTGGGCTTTACGTCAACTCTATGCTTCTTCTTAATCATTTCTCTTAGCTGTGCAATGAGCTGATTAGTGATGTATTCAACGTGTGTTCCACCGTCTTTAGTATGTACTGAATTAACAAAACTTACGTTTTGAAAGCCGTTTTCAGACTTTGCAAAACCTATCTTCCAATCTCGAGTCTCTTCAAAGAAATATTCCTGTGAATATAATTGAATATACTCTTCAAAACTTTTAAACTTAAGAACAAAGTCCTTTTTAACACCTTCGCTTATCTTAGTAAGCTTTAGGGTCAGTTTATTATTACAAGCAACTAGATCTAGGCATCTTTTAAATAGAATCTTAAATGAGACTTCATCTATGTGTTTCATTTTAAATCTTTCTAGATCTGGAAAGAATTCAATTTCAGTAAATCCTCTCTTTGCTGGATTAATTCTAGCAGTACTTCGTTTACTCATATTATTGGTAAACGTCTGGTCAAACCTATTTTTACCATCACAAGTAGAAATAGAAAATGATTTACTAAAGATATTAGTTAAGGTTGAGCCGACTCCATTAGTTCCAGCAACTGTGCGTTGTTCTGAATCATCGAAATTTGAACCTGCTTTAAGATTTGAAAAAATCATTTCTGGAATCCATTCTTTGTGGACTGGGTGTTTCTCAACTGGAATTCCACCATTATCCCAAATAGTAATTCCAGTAGTATCTAAATTAATAGTTACTCTAATCTCATTTAATTTAGGATTACGGCGGTGTTCATCGACTGAATTTGAAACAATTTCATCAAATAGCTTGATAAAACCTGGATTATAATTAACTTCTTCAATCGTTACTTTTTCACCATCGTATAAGTATTGATCGCCAGTATGAATGGCAACAGATCCAATATACATAGACGGTCTAAGCAGTACGTGTTCAGTATCTGTTAATTTTTGATATTTACTTTCGATTGCTTTCTGTTTAGCCATTAACTTTTATTTGTTTAATTTTTTTATTTTTAGTGCATCTAAAAAGTATTGAGGCACGTTGTTATTTTCAAGTATCTGATCAAAACACTCATCTAAGATATAGGTCTCTGCCCAATCTTCATCGTTTCTAATTGATCTACCATATGCCTGCAGAAGGTCAATCAGGGACTTCCAGTTGTACCATTCTTTACGTGTCTCTAGTCTTTTTTTAATCTTAGTACTAAGTAAATTAGGAAAAGGTACTTTTAATATCACTTGAAACCGGGAAAGATCGTCTTTTAGATCTATTCCATTGATCATGGATGGTGAAACTAAGACTGTTGAATTTTGAGACCTTAGGTGTTTTTCTAGAGATGCTTCCCTAGTTGAAGAATCATGAAAGATCAATCGTGAATCTTTGATTGAAGACTTTATCCAATTGCTAAATTCATAGTTTGAGGTATGAATTATGCCTTTTACTTCATGATTTTTTTCAAGAATTTTACCTAGGATAGGCACGGCTCTGCTAAAGGTATCTTTTTTATTATAGTATGACATCTTACCAAATTTTAGGTAGATGATCGGTCGTTTTTCAGCATCGAATGGACAAGGTAAAGACAAGTAGCTCATCTTTTCTTCGTCTACTCCCATAATAAAGGAGAAAAGTTCCTGATCAAGAATGGTGCCTGACATCATAATCACATGATCGTATTCTCTCCAGAATAGGTCATTAAGGTAAATGTTTCCCCAAATAGGTTCTACTAAGATCCTAATTTTACCGAATTGGTCTAGGTCCTTTTCAAAAATCCAATTGTTTTTGTAATTTTCCTTGTCTTTAACAAATCTATTAAACTTACAGAGAGTTTTATCGACATGATCGGCTTTACGTAAGAGCTCTACTTTTTTCTTTTTGGTTCGCGCTTCTTTTGACTCACCTATGAGTTCTTCGAATTTTTGATCTAGTAGAGTAATTATTACTGAACTTGTATATTCAGATAGTGCAGTAAGTGATGAGATCTCGGAAAGATCTTTTTCCATCCAATCTCTCCAAATATCTAGTGCTTTTATAGATCTTTCAGAGTATACAGATGAGATAAAGTCGCAAAAAGTATCCTCAAAAGAGTGAGACTCGTCTATAATTAGAAGCTTTGATTTTCTCTCAATTAGCATATCTGGAGAATACATTGAATATGCAGTTATTAGGTGAAAGTTAGTAAGACTTAACGGACTACGTAAAAACTTAGATTGTGCTAATTTATATGGACATGGATGACAGTTAGTTCCACCTGCTGTGTTTAAAACTGCTGCTTCTCCACAGTTCATGTTTTGTCTTCTACAGAAATAATTAGTCTTGCCCTTTAGATTTGCCATAAACGGAAAATCTTTAATATACTGCTCTTGTAAAAGCTTAGAATTAGTTAATATATCAACCTTTGCCTTTTTTGAAAAACTATTACGATACCATTCAGCTATCATAACTGATGCGTATGACTTACCTACGCCGGTTGGTGCCTCAATCATGATGAATTTTTTACCTAAGTTTATTGAGCTCTTAACAAACTCTAACATCTCAGTTTGTTGAGGTCTTGGTGAAAAATTAAGGTCTATTTCCATCTATTTAATTTAAGTTATGTTGAATTGTGTTTCTACATCAACATTTAAAGGCGTATCTTTTGCGGTATTAAGGTAATTTTAATTCTTACTATAGAACTAAGACTGTTGCTTCTGGTTTTAATTGACTCTGGTGATACCAAATAGTTCTACCAGTACCATCTACTTGTTTTTGAGACTTTCCATAGCACTGAATCCAACCCTCAAAACTAAATCTAGGTATCTTAAATGGGCTCTCCCAGTCTTTCAACTGACCTCCACCTAATTGGTAGGCTTCTAATGGGATTCTTTTACATAATTCAGTAATCAATGGATTACTAGATAGGGCCTTTCTGGCTTCCTCAAATGGATCTTGAGAGGCACGATATAGTATCTCTGCCCTAAGATAATTACCTATCCCGTTAAAAAACCTTTGATCTAATAATAACTCACAGATTGGTTTTGAAAAGACTGAACGACTGATATTGTTATTGATGTTTTCAAGAAAACTTTCATGTTCCTCGACTGGACATGGGCCACGACTCTGTGACCAGTCCTTAACGACCTTCCATTTAGCAAAACGACGAACGTCTACTAGACATAATGAGTCGAGCGTGACTGATCTAAAGATCATATGTACGTGATTAGGCATCTCTTCGCCATTTTTGACATACACCCAGTGACCTGACATTCCCATTGAGCAGCTTATTTTCATAAATATCTCTTGGCCTTGAATGATTGATAGCATAAGCTCCTTACCTTTTGCATCGGCTTGGATACTAAATATCTGTAAATCACTAGGCATAGTTATCCCAAGTCCTCTATCCCAAGCACTCTCAGAAAATAAAAAACTAGTAAAATTATTGGTTTCGCAGACATCGTTTATGTAGTCTGACATGATTCTTATTTCGGCTAATTCTGGCATATATCAATAATACTAAAACTTACGATACTTAAAAACTTAAAATATCTTGGGATTTAATAAAAAATACTGGTGTAAAAGATAAATAATAAAAAAATTAACACACAATGGCGAATCCAGTTATGAATTACAATCAGTTCATGTCAGCTTTCAAAAAGGCAGAATCTGGCTATAGAGGAAAAGCAAACATTTTAGCTAACGACCGATCTGGCTCAGCAAAAGTTAATCAAGGATTAACACAAGGTCCAGTAAAAGGTAAAGGTACTCCTCAAATAGGTAAGTATACTAGTCAGTACATGACAACTGCTAGAAACAAGAATATCATAAAGTAAATAAATCTTAAAAATAAGATGAAAAGAGCAATCGAAAGATTTGAAAGGTATTCACTATTAGAAAAGAAGGGAGATCTTAAAAAATTGGTCGGAAAGGACGAAGATGAGGAGTTGTCAGTCAATGATGCTAAGCGATTAGGTTCTAAGATTGCAAACATGGAAGGTGAAGAGAAGAAGAAATACGTAGGTATTATCAACTTCCTAGGAGCCTCATGTAATATCTATAATGAAATCTGGAAAAACTATAGACGTACCCGAGACAGAAAAGAGAAAAATGCATAATTTATTTGAAGGAGCTGATGATGCTGCGATAAAAGATGGTGGTTTTGTTTTTCAAGCAATCTTAAGCTATGACATGAGATGGTCGATAGTTGACGGAGAAGCTAAATACGATCAGCGTTGGGTTGAGGGAAAACTTCACCAAGTAGACATCTATCCAGACTTAAAGTTTATGGAGGGTCATGCAACCTTAAATTACGTTATCCTTAGTGAAGTAAACCTTTTCAAACGTAAACTTGACCTAGCTACAGAATACATAAAAATGGCATTCTCTAAGGCATATGCCGACGAGATGAACGGTATTGTAGCAACACAGCCAGATCAAACAAATGGACCGATAACTGGTGGAATACCTGATGTTGTTGAACCTGACCCCGATGATTTAGCAAATATCGACTTTACTGACGCCCTAAACAAGACTAATCAACAGACAGCCGCACAGGTTGGAAACAGCGGAGAAATAAGTGGAACAACTACTGCTGGAGAATTAGGAAAGGGTCAAGCACAACTAGGTGAAAATATCAATGAATCAAACTTGCCTGCAACGACTACTGCTGCTGGTTTACCTGCAACTACTACTGCGGCTGGTCTACCTGCAACGACTACTGATGCTAGCCTACCTGCAGCTACTGACGAACCTGAAAGCAAGGAGAGTGAGCCAGTTAAGGTAGAGACTACTCCACCTGCTACTAAAATTCCACTAACGGTTGAACAGAAAAAGGCAATAAACGACAAGTACTTCAAGAATACTAATATAAAGATAACATTTAAAGCAGATAGAATTGTACTTAGAGAGATATCAACAAGTAGTGTAGAGAGCAGCACACCTACCTGTACTCTAAAACTTTCTACAGGAATGGTTGATACACTAGACGGACAGTCTATAAATTCTTGGGATAACTTTAAAGTCTATGCAAGCGGCGGTTTATTTGATGGAATGACTATTGATAATAAAACAGAGCCGCCTATATCTAAAGCAACAATGTACGATCCAGTAGATAACTTAAGTGAATTAATATTCATGACGCTATTACCTTCATTACTTTTAGAATTTTCAGGAGATTCAGTAAAGATAGATACTTACAGTAATAGGTCTGCACAAGTAGGATTTAAGGCAAATATAGACTTTGATGGAATTTTTAAAGAGCAAGTGGCATCACCAATAATTGCTCCTGAAGAGGGAGAATCGACTGAAGAAGAGGTGGAAGACGATACGGAAGATGAAGAACCTACGACTGAACTGGTAAAACCACCTAGCGAAAGTGGAGAAGCTAAATAATTTACTAGAAGAAAGAATAAATAACTAAAATAATCGATACAAAATGGCAGGTTTACCATATTGGACAAACTCAACAGCTGCAGTTAAATACTACGAACCTATTTATTTAAACCAGTTCGAGGTAATAATAACGCCGCCGGCTGTAATTGGAGGGCCTAATGTTTCTCTACTCGTTGAACACGTTACAAAAATAGGCGGACTGCCTGAAATACAATCATCAGGTACATCTTTAATTGAACAAAAATACAAGTTCGCTACTAGAAGTTATGCAGCATCTGCACCCGACAAGACGACAGTTGACTTGGCTATCAATTTTACTGTGAACTTAAATGAAGAAAATAATGCATACGTATATAATATACTAAGGGCATGGAATGATATCGTATACAATCCACAAACTGGAGCACAAGGCCTTAAGAGAAGTTATGTTGGAGAGATCGCGGTAGTTATCTTTAATAAGGCTGGCGAGATATTTAGAGAATTTAAGTTTCCATCAGTTATTCCAGACGGCAAACTGACTGAAATGGCGCTAGAATATGGGGGTACTGCTATATATGATGTAGCTATGACTTATCGAGCTGACTACTTTATAGAGAGTAGAATTGGACAAATTAACGTATAATAAGATGGAGATGTTTAACGCACATAGACGAGATCTATTAGGATTTAATGACTATATGGATCTTAAAAAACCAGGATTCGGTGGACCTGCTTCTGCAATTCAAGCAAGAGATGCAAAAGGTAAGTTAATTAACAAGAGCCCTAAGCTTTCTCAATATCGTAGAGTAGTTGAACGTGACCCTGCATTTTCACATAAGGTATATGACTCTACATACAAAGCAATGACACATGACTTGGTATACAAACAAGAAGGTAAAAAACCTTTTACTTATCCAGATCCTTATTTTACAGCATATCCTACAGTTGAAGTAGGTGAACTTGATGAAAACACTAAAGTAGTTTCTTTCAATACTTTTATAAACGAAGGGTATGATGATATTTCAAATGTAGCTGCTAATCTTAGAAGTTATGAAGGTGGTTCAGATGAATATGGAATGAATCCCGACGACTACAAGTCTAGTTGTTGTAGTTCGTCTATTGATGAAGACGCATACTGTTCTAACTGCGGTAAAGACGATTCAAGAGAATACGGAATGCACTGTGGAATGAATCCTGACCAATATGGAATGAATCCTGAAGAATGCGGAATGAATCCAGACGGTTATTCTTGTTCAGGTTGTGGTGAGCCAGTTGATAATAATAATTATTGTCCTAGTTGTGACAGTGACGAGTCAGAATCACAGCTTGGAGCAAATCCTGAATTTTTAAATGATCTAGGTTTAAGTAAAGAGGAGATGGATAAATTCCTTGCTGACTTAGATTCTTAATATTAACAGTAGTAATAAACTATACTATCGACTCTTCTGTAAGTATTTTCATCTTAACTGGATCTAATATTTCTAGCTTAGGATTATTAATTAACTCAAAGTCTTCTTCTATTTCTTTTGATGGAATCATGAAATAGCTAAATTCTAAATCGAAATATTCTTCATTAATAAAATCTATTGAATTTAGAACTGTACTTATCGATAGATTAGTGTTTAGATAAATTATTCTAGTATACTTCTTGTTCTTTACTTTGATTGCTTTATCTAGTAGCTTTTTAACTTCGTAATTTAGCAAAAAAGATTGAACTTTATTTGGCATTAAAAATCGAGTGTTAAATTTGTCTCTAACTATTTTAGTGACATTTAGAAGATAATCAGACTTACTTTTTTTGTTAAAAGCTCCTATGAAACTCTTGTATTCTCTAACGAATATAACATCAATTTTTCTATTTTCCATTTTTAAATTCCCAAGTGGATGACATCAATATTTGCCTCCCTTAATATTTTTACACCAGAAATGTCTCTGTATTCTTCCTTGTATATGACTCTTTTTATTCCTGATTGAATTATCAGTTTTGAACAGTCTTTACATGGAGAATAAGTTACATATAAGGTTGAACCTTCTGTATTTTGAGTTGATTTTGCTACCTTTAACATAGCATTAGCCTCAGCATGTAAAACATACCAATTAGTGTTACCGTTAGCGTCTTCACAGTCGTTTGCAAAGCCTTTAGGTGTCCCATTAAAGCCATCTGAAATTATAGTACCATCCTTGACGATAAGTGCACCTACTTTCTTGCGTTTACAGCAAGACAGAGTAGACCACACAGTTGCCATTTCAAGGTATGTCAAGTGATATTTTAGATCCTTTTGATTCATTCTTTTTGTTTAATGGTTTATTAAGTAAAGGCCCAACTATAATTAAATTAAGTATTAATTGAATAGCTAACCATTGTATATACGTTATATCGACTTTAAATATAGCATTTAAGCCGGTCCAAATGTATACATACGTACAGAGTAGTGCAGTTATAAAGAAAGCAGCAACTTTTGTGATAAATTGTCTCATGAGTTTAAGTTATTTTTTATCCAATTCATTAGTTCATCTCCCATTCTTTCAGAAAGATCATTTTGAGTAGAGAATAGCCTATTAAATAAGGGAGATGGCTTTCCTTGAACAGAAATTAATTCTTCTCTTACTTTAGGAATGTTTAATGGAGCAAATGGTTCTCTTATCATTCTTTCTACGAGGTCAAAGTGTCTCTGATATAAGTGAAAAGAGTTTGCAATGTGAGTATAGGTACCTAGTTCTAAATCCTTAAAATCTTCTCCGCCATGTAGTACTAGATGAAACAGCATTTGAGATTGTAGAGTAGCAAAGAATGCAATATCTGTAGGAAGACCTAAAATAACGTCATTACTTCTCATACTTACTGTAAAATTCAATTTATTGTTACGTATTTGAAATATTCCATACATTGTACAAACAAAATCCTTGTTTCCTTCACGCTGATGGGTAGGTAAATTAAAATGTAGAACTGCTTGGCGGCTATCTTTATCCTTTTTTAAGGATTCAAATGCCCAGTTATATTGAGTAAACTGATGTTCGTTAGTATTTGTAAAAAGCAGGTGTCCATATGAAGAGTTTACTGTTCCGTCTTCATTTTGGATGGATTCCCAAAACTTAGCAAACTTTGCAATATATTCAACATCATTTCTTCCCATAAAGTACCAAAGAAGTTCAGCTGCAATATACTTCCATTGAGAAGAACGAACTGAATTTTGATAAAGACAAGAAAGAGGATTGGTGATGACTAGAGCAACGTCACAATTTTCTTTGATTTTCATGTCCCTAGGTTGAGTAAAATACTCAGGGCACATTAGTAGATCAGAAAGACTCTCCTTGTAAGCACCAGCAAATGTTTCAGATTTGTATGTTAACATATAAGTATATTATATTAAGAAAAAGCAAAAAGGTTTTAAATAAAATTAGATCTTTACTATTTCCATGTCTGAAAAGTGATCTACTTGATTGACTATTATTCTATAATCAAAGAACTCTTCAGGCAAGGCTTCATGCGAAACGACAAAGATTGTCATATTATACTTTATAGCATACTCCTTCAAGACGGAGATCGCTTTATACACATTATTTTTATCTAATGAACTGAATATTTCATCTAGAAACATGACATTCATCTGGCTATGCTTCATCTTAATGATCTCAATGAATGCTAATAATACTATTAAATTCATCTTTTTACGCTGTCCGCTAGAAAGGCTTTCAGGTGAGATATCTAAGCCTAAATAAGTTATATGTGGATCAAATTCGTTGTCAAACTCAAAGGAAAACTTAAATTCAAGTTTTTCAGATATTTCATGAATCCTAGCATTAAGAGTAGGTATGATCTTATCAATCATTGACTTCTTTATCCCAGAATCAGAAAGAAGGTCATCTAAGTTTAAATATAGTATCTTTTTATCAGTAAAAGAGGAAAGATTTGTATTATCTTCTTCAATCTGTCTCTTGGTGTTTTCAATAATTTGAGAAATAGATTCTGAAGAATCGTCGGAGTCGTCCTTCTTTTGAGATTCAGCAAGTGATTTTTTAAGTGAGGTGAGGTCAGCTAAAATTGAATACTTTTTGGAATCAAATTCTCCCTTTTCCAATAAAAGATCAGTTACTTGTGAGTTCAAGTCAGACGCACTCTTCTGTTTTTCAGGAAGTTGTTCTCTTAGTTCTTCTAGCTTTTCTTCGATTTTTGACTTTACGTCTAGTGATGATTCTGACTGTAGGTCGTTTAGGCAGTGTGGACACC